GTTTCTTGTAATAATTTACCTCGTACAAGTGCCTCGATCAATAACATAGATGCTTTGTGGAACAGATTTCCAATAACAGTAGAATGTTCAATAAAGAAAGGATCACAGAAAAAGACGAGTAGAGATCCTTACGATAAAGATTTCAAACATTTGAATTTTTCTGTTGCTCCAATGACGACTTTTGTTAGAGGTGGTCGTCAGCATAAAGCTGGTGCAATTGAATCGAAAACAGTAGATCTGGATGCTTTGGTATCTATGATCGTTGATGAAATGGCATTGCAGCAAAGAAAATTAGATCAAACAATGCAATGTTATGAGGAAGAACATGAGCCTGTAATTAATCAACACACTATACCAGAAGTGGAAAATATGGATCCAATAGCTAGAGAAGTTAACGTGGAAGAATGGAGATCAGGGATGAGTTCACTATTTCAAAAAGTGAAACGAGCTTTGAACACTGATACTGAATCAATCCTGCATTTCAGAGAATGGGCACAACATCTAAGGATGAAACAAGGTGGTCAACTTTGGTTAGATTACATACAAACTCCACAGCCAATGGATGCATATCATTTTCTGGTTTCACTAGGAATTTGGGAATGGATAGAAGGAGAAGAAGAGGCAGGCGCAAAAGCTTTGGCACAACAACCACCAGTTAAAGTGACATGTCCATATACTACTGAATATTTATTTTGCCCAACCCTATCAGGTAAGCATCTTTTGATAATTACCGATCGAGTTAGAGAAATGTTTTCGAGTGCAAATTTTTTGAACTACGTGTTAAATCAAACATGTCATAAATTTCTTGAAGCATTAAATAACGATATGCACTGGCTTAAAGATTTGGCATATCAGTATTGGAATGAATATTTAGGGATGCCAGTGGTAGGGCGAATAACATCAATAGTATTAGTGAATACTTTATTCGGTCCACGTCATGTAATGGCCAGATATTTTGTCTGGATAGGATGGAGAATGTCATCATCACATAACCTCCGAGTTCAAACTGCTCGTATATTTAATGAAGGACCATCTGTAATAGGAGCAACACTTAGATTATACAATTTTGAAGCTGAAATTGTACATACTTTGTTCAAGAAAATTGAATCATTTGTTGCGAATATTAAGGATACTGTCTATAATTTAATGATACGACTGTTTGATTTTATAGGTATCGATGTAACACCATACCTAGATGCCTTTTGCTCTTTTGTGGCGGATGTTGGACATCAAACTATCTGCTTAGCAATTGTATCTATGATTATATATGCAATATATAAAATCTTTACTTTGTTAACGAGACCAAACAAAAAATTGAAGATGCATAATAGAGTCTACGAAGGAAGAGCAAAAAGACAGGCAACAACAAAGGAATCTCAAAAGAAAGTTCGCTTACACCATGATGAATGTACTGAAGATTGTGAAGCTAACCAAACAAAAATGTTAGATGCACAATGGGAAGTAGTGGACGATCATTGTGAATTCGACAACGCTGCTGATTGGATCCAAAATGTTTTGACATGTGTTGAGAAAGATGCAGTAGTAGAATATTATGCCCATCATGGGTGTAAAGACTACTTTTGTAGTAGGGATGCCAGTTGGGAGGATGGAGCACAACAACAGAATAAGAGTCTTATGTTGTATTATTTCTTCGGTTCAAATCCAGTTAACAACGATAGAGTACCAATGCTTTCATATATAATCAGAGCTGATTTGAATGGAAGAGCTGATTTTGATCTGTCGATGTTGAAGGATTTGAATGTGAGAGATTATTATGTTAGTGCTCAGATCCAACGAGATTTGGACTGCATCCGTGCATATGTAAGTATCTATCTCCTGAATGGAGAGTGGAAGGGAGATAGACACCTCATATCGCGAAAACAGTTCAATTCAACTATGTCAACAATTTACCAGGAAACGAAAGAACAACCAAAGAGTTGGTTGGGCTCAATTTTTGGAAGAACTGTTGAGCAACATTCATCAACTGAGGCAACCGATTTTCTATTTCGGATGCGAGAAGAGCATGTAGTCGAACTAACATGTACAAGTTTGGTTGGAGCAGATAGTGTGCAAAAGAGAAATTGTTATGGTATTGGTCATGGAAACATGATTATTACTGTAGCACACCTTTTCTATAAAGGCAATACCTTAGTTAAATTTTGGACTAAAAATCCTGATGACTATCATATTGCTAAATTATTTTTCTCTGATGTACAAGGAGATCGAGCTTTTCTCAAGATATTGAGTCACAAGGAGGTGCGTAACATGTCTACACCTG